GAAAGTAATGGAAGTAGAATTAAATATCGAATGCAGTAATTGTGATTCGACATATACTATGATGTATGAGTCGGATGACATACCAAACAGACATGGAGAGCAGGCATATCATTGTTCTTTTTGTGGGATTCTAATGGAATCTTATTATGACGACATCGAAGCGTAATTATGTTGCAGGCATTGACTATTCATTAACTTCACCTGCTGTTTGCACGGCAGAGGTAGTAGATGGTGATATTAAATATTGTAATTGTAAATTTCATTTTTTGAAACAAAATAAATCACATAAATCATTAGGTGATGTAATTATTGCACATAATTATCCAGAATATACCGATGATATTGATAGATTTAGTAAACTGGCCCATTGGACGATCGAATGTATTCGTTGGTTTGATGGCCGGGTAAGCGAAGTTTATTTAGAAAATTATGCTTATGGTGCAACTGGTAGAGTATTCAATATTGCAGAAAATACGGGAATACTCAAGAAACAGCTCAGGGAAGCTGGTTTTAAATATACTGTGATTCCCCCCACAGTAATTAAAAAATACGCTACTGGAAAGGGAAATGCTAGTAAAGACTTAATGTATGAGACATTTTTATCTGAAACACAAGTTGATCTCCAGAGTCAATTATCTCCGAAATCAACTAAAATATCCAACCCTGTTTCTGATATAGTAGATTCTTACTATATTTGTAAAACAGGATTTCACTTATAGGAGAATTATGCTAACTCCCATAGAACAGTACCCTTATTCGGTGGAAACTAAAAATGATAAGATATTGATGTACACAAAAGATAGTGCTTCACATTATGCCGTTCAGTTGCAAGAAGAAGGAAAGGATGTTGAAGTTTGGCATGATGGTGCTTTACAATATCGCCTGAATGGAATACTTCAGGGGATATTTTTTTGAAAAAAACTTGACAAATTTGAAAGAATCTGTTATACTATAGATATGGAAGTGAGAAATGAGTTTAATTGTATTTGATGACGAGAAAATAAATGAAGTTAAAAAACGGAATGAAGTGAGTGAAGAAAGTACTACTGAATTTGATGTAGTCGAGGCCTCAAGAGATGCGAAGGGTGGAAGTGAGTTAGTTTATGCTCGAGTCAAGGAGCGGGTGCCTGAGGCCATCTGGAACTACTATCAGGTCATTCTTTCAAGAGTCCGGACACTTGAAGACAAACCTAAAATTCTTTGGTTTCAGGACACTTCTCAGGATCCAGAAGTACAATTTCTCAAGAAGAAGGAAGAACGAGATAAATTTGAACGGTTTGTATTTCCGTCTGATTGGTGCCTCGAAAAGTATAATCTTGATCTTGGAGTTGAATATGAAAAGAGTGTTATACTAAAGAATGCTATTGAACCAATTCCAGCTCATACAAAATCCAAAAATGGTCCAATACGACTTGCATATATTTCTACTCCCCATCGCGGCTTAGATGTTCTTATTGCTGCTTTTCGTGCTGCAAAATATGAGAATGTAGAACTTGATATTTATTCCAGTTTCAAAATATATGGCTGGGATGAAAAGGATAAAGATTATGAACCCTTGTATAAGGCATGCAGGGAGACACCAAATGTAAATTATCATGGAACGGTTTCCAATGAAGAAATTCGTTCAGCACTTCAACAAACTCACATTCTTGCATACCCTTGTACATACAAGGAAACAGGTTGTATTTCTGTAATTGAAGCAATGAGTGCGGGGTGTGTTGTGGTTTGCCCGAATCTGGGTGTCCTACCAGAAACGTGTGCAAATTTTGCATGGATGTACGGATATTGCCAAGACAAGTCCGAACACGCTAGAAAGTTTGCGTATGTCTTAAAGGATGCAATTGATAACTTTTGGGAGCCGCCAGTTCAGGCCGGTCTCGCATTCCAAAAGCAATACTTTGATATGCACTATGATATTGATACTACTGCAAAACAGTGGACAATGATGTTAAGTACAATTAAAGATAATTTAGAAAAATCTAAATAAAAAACTCACAATGGCTAGAAAAAAAACAGTAGTAGAACGGAAACCTTTAAAAGTAAAACGGATTCGTAATATTACTGAAGAGCAACGTGAAGATCTTCGTAAACGTATGGTTGAAATGCGTAAAAAAAAGAAACCAGCAGAATACAAGAATGTGCATCTTAGTGTTATTGCAAAATCAGATGACGATCCCTATTCTTTTAAAAAAGTGAAAGAGTGGATTGTGGAGTCCAAGGATCAGGTTTCTGCTCTTAGCAAGATTGCTAGAAATCCAAAAGGTTCCCCTCAAGAGAAACAAAAGGCAGCTAATCTTAGAGATAATAAGAAAGCCTATATTAGATATTGTGAACATTATCTAAAATATGGCGATTGGGTTGCTGTATTTTCGGGTAAAAATGAAGAATATAAAGCAGTCCCGAAGGTTGTTGCGATGGCTTATAATTCGGACGGAACACCTAAAAGAACAATAGGCTTTTGGTATCCTGATATTCAAGAAATTTGGACAAAAGATATGAATGAATATGATACTGTTGAATTGGAGAATTGGGAATATACCCAACCGAAAGAACCCGTTGCATTGACGGATACACAATTTACAGGAGAAATTTGATATGCCTGAATTTAGTATACAAGAAACATTTGAATTGATTGCTAAAGCCCAGACAAGAGAAGAGAAACGACAAGTTCTCGCAGATAGAGACAATTTTGCAACTAGAGCGTTGTTACAATTGAATTATCATCCAGACGTTAAATGGCATCTACCGCCTGGAACTCCACCATATACGCCAGGACAGATAGCGGATTCAACACCAAATTCCCTTCATTTTGAAGTGAAAAAGTTGGATTATTATGTTGATCCAAGTCCACATGATATTCCTATTCTCAGGAGGGAATCAATGTTTGTTCAATTATTAGAACGACTTGACCCCATAGATGCAAAACTTATTCTTGCTGTTAAAGATCGAAAATTGTCTTATAGGGGATTGACTTATAAATTAGTTAGGGATACTTGGCCGGATCTTTTGCCAGAACAAGCAGAAGAGAAGAATGAAGATACATAAATATAATTACATTTGGTTAATGATTGTGCATTTAATGTGTTAGTGATTGACATTAATAACCAAACATAGGTACAAGTATGGTAAAAGTAGTAAGAATTATTCTTGTTCTTGTTGCTGCACTATGGTATACTACTCCAAATCTTAATAGTAATGCGCCAGTTCAGGTATGGAAAACACCCATAGTTGAGAATGCGGTCGTAGTAGACTATTTTAACCCCTTTGACTTTGATAAAGTAAAATATACACCAGAAGATATAGATTGTCTGGCAAAAAATATTTACTTTGAAGCGGGGGTGGAGAGTACAGCAGGAAAACTAGCAGTAGCAAATGTAACGATTAATCGTACAGTGCAAGAGCGGTTTCCGAATACCATTTGTGAAGTAGTGCAAGAGGGGATACATTATTATAATGCCCGAAAGAAAAATCATTATCCAGTGAGAGATAGATGCCAATTTAGTTGGTATTGTGATGGAAAGATTGATGAACCTAGGCCGGGTAGAATTTGGACTTCAGCGCAAGGCCTTGCTGTGAAAGTATTGATCCAATCGTATGAACAATCGTTGATTGATATTACGGATGGTGCAACACATTATCATGCAAATTGGATGGAGAAATTTCCAAAGTGGAGTGAAGAAAAAATAGTAGTAACTTCAATAGATAATCATATCTTTTATCGTTCAAGATTATAAAAACTTGACAATTTCATTATAATATGATATAATAATACTATTAACAATTGAAAATGGATTGATTATGAAACAGTTAATATCAACATTATGGTTTGTTTTAATTTTTAGTACTGCGGGCTGGGCAGATACACGACCTGTAACTGAAGAAGTGTGCCCATTACCAATGGGCTGCAGACTTGTTTTAGAAACAGGTGAATGTATTGGATGTGTGGTTGAAATACGAATGACAGATCATGAACATGAAGTGGTGCAGAAACCAGTAGTTGTAATACAGGAACCAGCATCTAAAAGAAAAAAACAAAAAGTGAAATGGACTTGTGTAGTGGGTCCGTGCGATTTTATTGATGAAAATGGAAATTTGAAATCATAGGAAAATAATGCCGTATTACGATTATGTTTGTGAAAGTTGTGGATTGGAATTTGAGGAATCCTTTTCAATAGTAGATAGGAATATACCTATAGAGCAACCCTGTAGAGTTGCTACTTGTGAAGGTAAAGTTAAAATGTTATTTGCGAAACCATATATCGGTGACCCGTGGAGTTTTACAGGGAAGAAGATTGATGATGGATTCAAGGATCGTCTCAAAGAAATAAAA